GAAATATCTGTGACATTGGGCTTTTCAGGATTTTGTGTTTGTTCGCCAGTAGCCGTGTTTTCCTCTTCGATTGCTTTTGATGCTTCTAGTTGCTGAACAATCGGAGCAGCTTTAGCACTGTCTTTTTCAGCATCATTAATAATTTCTTGTGCAGCAGACATAGTTGCTTGTTGCGCCGAGACATCACCGCCAGCAGCATTAGAAATAACCTTCTGAGCTACAGTTTCTAAGGGAATAGATTTGGGATAGTCATCTTCAGCAGTTTCAGAATAATCAGGATTTAAAATAGGACTTGCAGAACCGACAGTACCACCGAGCCCTGCGCATTCAATCGTAGCTGTACCGCCGACATTCGGAATATGTACAGAACAGTCAGGATTTTCAAAACCCATATCTAAATAGAATTTATTTGCAGCTGCAGCAAGAGCCTTGGGACAATAATCCTTACCTTTATATTTGTATAAATACTGACACTGATCAGGTTCAGTTCTATATCTAATTTTATTATTTTCAGCATCTAAAACCCAGTCGACTGCACCCAAAAGCTGTTCTACAGCGACAGACAATGCATAACCTGCAACACCATTTCTTAAAACTTTTGCAACTTGAGAAGCATTGGGCGTTATTTTTGCAGTGCCTTTCGCAATTTTTGAAGCACCGTTTAAGATGATTTCTTTCGTACCATTCACAATTGCAGAAGCACCGGAGGCCACTGGAGAACCAAGCGACCAACCGCCGATATTCCCTGCAAATAAGAATGAAGGAAACAAGGCCAAGTTTAGGCAAATGAATATCGTTATAAGTCTGGAATTTAAGCATTTCATAAATCAGTCACTCAGTACGATGAAAAATGAAATGGTCATTACAATGAGATAATAAAGAACCATATTGATTTACCTACCCTTGATAAAAAGAAAGGGCGTAAAACACGCCCTTGTCTTGGTTTTGCAATTAACCGCGTTTGGCGTTTTGAGTAACAAGACTCCAGACCCAAGTTAATGCAGCAGGTGCAAGTTTTGCTGCACCGATTGCACCAACAGCAGCAAGACCGAGCGCAAGCTGAGTTACTCCATCACCCATATCTAGCCCTTCTGCGTGAGCAGATGAAGCTAAAATTACTGGAGTTGCAACCAGAGCGGCACGGTTTACAGCACGTTGGTAGCGTTGTTTTAAAGTTGGTTTTTTAGTACGCATGACATTCTCCTAATGTTTATATGCGGTTCTTGATAAATGTCGCCAAATCCACGCAAGTGCGAAATTGGCAACGGTATAACTAAGCAATTGATTTGCATCTGCATAACTCAACATGCTTAATTCAGTTATGAAATTCGACTGTGCAACCCACTCAACGCAGATGTTGTTTTGTATGGTTTGACAGACGTACTGCATAATTTGAATCCCTTGTTACTTACACTGGTAATAATGGACACAGTATTGAGCATGTACACTGAACTGTTTGCCGCACTTCTTGCACTTATACATAAACTGTGTCATATTAATTATTACCGTAAGTTATTGATTTTTAACATATTATACATTATGCGAAATCAGGCTATCTTAGGGCCTAAGTCTTTGTTTACAACGGTTTTAGTCACATTGATCAACGTTGTTTTTGGGAATTGTCCGCTGAACTCAAGGTTAAATTCGAACTCCATTTCGCATGGAAGCTGAATATCTTTAAAGCGTTGATAATTTCCTGCACCTGGCATTTTCTGAACTGCTGCCTTCATGCCATGACCATTTTTAACTGGAACAAGCACATTGAAATTTGTACTGTCATAATTCACACTGCGGCCAGTCTTCTGATCTGTAAATGTGCCTTGGCTTGGGTCAATACCGATTACGGTAAATACTTGTTTTTGGCTCATGGTTTACGCTCCTAAGCGATTTGTTTAAAACGGAATGTTGAAACTGGTTCTACGTACCAATCTGGTGTTTGTTCTTCAAACTTGATTTCGACAAGCTTGATGAACGGAATAATATTGTTCTTATTCTCTACATGAAGGTTCTGAAGATATGCTTTAGAAAAGCCACAAGTAATAAGGTCAGTTAAATAAGTATAAAATTGTGATTTACCACATTCTTTCTTAACTGCGTCATAACCATAGTTTTCTAAATTTCGATAGAAATTTATTAAATTCCTTGATTTAGTCTTAATTAACTTTCCAGATTTAGAGTAAGTATCAAAGACTGAATGTATCTTAGCTTTGATTATTTCATGATCAGTTGTCTTCATAGTTTGACCCTCTAGGGCTTTAAACATATCTTCATTGGCTTTTAGCCATAACTCTTGTAAAAAATTCGGGTTAAGCTCTTGATACTTAATTAATTCAAATAAATTTGTCGGTATACCCAACTTGGTTAACCAAGCCTTTTTCATACCTGTTTCTATACGTAGAAGTCCTCTAACCCATTCTTGAAGTCTTGGGTCTTCCATCACAGCAACAACACGTTCAGCAGCTTTATCTTTACCCTTGGCCAACTTGCGTTGTTCTTCCAGTTGCTCGAAGAATTCTGTTGCCTTGCCATAGAGCTTACGTTGCAGCCACTTTGCACGCTCAGAACCGAAATAAACCGTATTCTTATGTAAAACCGAATGCTTGGACTTGCGTATATACTGGCCTGAGAAATTCCGCATGAAAGCCAGAACACTAGCGACCATATTGTCATCTTTTAAACGTGCTGAATAAGTCACGTCCAAGACCATTACTTCGGCAGATTCAATATGCAACATGCCGTACAAATCAGGATGTGTTTCAAGAAGCCAGCCGAGCATCTCGAAAGCACCCTCTTTAATCAAGTCCGAACCAAAGACGTTATGCCCCTGTAATATCTTTGCAGGAGAGCACTTAAGCTCTACATACGGCCAGTTACAGCCCTCATGCACGAACTTAAAAGCCATCTTTGTGTAAGACGTTGGCAAACGCGAATAAGGATGTCTAAGTATCTGGTGATGTTTCTCCCCTTCCTCATCCTTATAAACTTCCAACGCATCAAACCTGATTGAAAGGTCCAGCAGATCAAAACCGAAAATGCAGTATTTGCCATCCTCTCGTACATCGACGAGTGAAGCATCTACAGGTATTCTCATTTCAATTTTATCTAGCATGATGCAGTGACACAAAGACACATATTTAAACGAAAGATACCATGACACCCTGTGTCAGTGCAACAAGAAGTATACAAAAACATTGGACACAATGAGACAGATAATCATGGCTTCAGTACAAATCCGAGTTAGAGATGAATTGGCAGATAAAATTGAGACTACAAAATGGGAAATTAAATATAAATTAAGAATGGAAATACAGAATACTGATATTTTAAATGCCCTTATTTATAAGCACTTAGATAAATTAACTGAAGATGAAGTACTGGAGTATCGAAAGAAATTCTTAGGTAAGGATGACTAAAATGACTATATCTAGTCTAGATAAAGCATATGAAGAAATTTATAAAGTGTTTGATAAAGTAACACCAACAGGTAGATTATCTAAAGTAAAGTCAAATCATATAAGAGCATTTCTATGTGTAGCAGTATGCATTGGACTAGAAAAAATAAAAAAAGATGAGAATCCTAAAGTATTTAATAGATATATTAAGGATTTAGAAAAGTGTGGAATTACAGAAGAATTTATAAGAGAAGAGTTTGAAAAGCAGCAGTTTAAAAACAGAAATAAAAAAGTTGAATTTGTAGAGCTTAAATTTAGTAATGAAACTCCAGCTGATTATATATATCCAAAAAGCACTTTCAGTATGGATAACCTAAAAAATGATAGTGAAAAGTCCTAGTTTCCGGACTAAAGTCCACCACCAGAGATGTGGACTCTCCTACCCAAGTTCACATCTCGCTCTCTCCTCCGCCTCCTCACGCCTCGTACCTCGTTGTCGTCGTTGTTGTCGATCGCGGATGTCGCATAATGCAGATTGATGTTAAATAACACCGATTTGCTTTGGAAATAGTTGCAAATCGGGGCAGAGTAAAACTTGAAGTGCGACATAAACCACCTAATTAATTTAAAGGGTTTATGGAGTATATAAAATTGTCATACCATCATCTTAACTTTGAAGATCGTACTGCATTAATGCTTGAGTCAAGAAAAGAAGGCTTTTCAGCCAGAAAATTTGCTGAACTCATTAAAAGACATCCTAGTACGATCTATCGTGAGCTTAAAAGAAATAGCATCAATGACGTTTATCAAGCTCGATATGCTTCTGATAACACCTTCGCTAGACGTAGACGTGGTCACAGAAAACTCAAAATCGATTCAATCCTCTGGAAATTTATTGTTGAAGCGATCCGTTGTTTATGGTCTCCTCAGCAAATAGCAAAGCGTTTAAAGACATTTCCTGATTTGGATCAAACAATGAATGTAAGCCATACAACGATTTATTCAACGATACGCGCATTACCAAAGGGTGAGTTGAAAAAAGACTTATTATCCTGTCTGCGTCATGAAAATAAAAAGCGAAAAGCTAACGGTGAACCTAAAAAAGATTCTATATTACAGGATATTAAAACTATTCATGAGCGCCCAGCCGAAGTTCAAGAAAGAAAAATACCGGGTCATTGGGAAGCTGATTTAATTAAAGGTAAAGACAATAAAAGTTCGATAGCAACACTTATTGAACGAAATACACGGCTCTGTATCTTGGCAACATTACCTGATGCAAAGGCAGAATCAGTGCGCAAGGCTTTAACTGAAGCTCTGAAATATTTACCTGCAGAACTGCGTAAAACGTTGACCTATGACCGTGGACGCGAGATGGCAGAACATAAAATACTTGAAGAAGATTTAGGCATAGATGTATATTTCTGTGACCCACATTCACCCTGGCAAAAAGGCACATGCGAAAATATGAATGGTTTAATTAGGCAATATTTACCTAAAGGGATTGATTTAAATCAGGCAGATCAGCATTATTTAAATCAAGTTGCCATGTCACTGAATACTCGTCCTAGAAAAGCGTTAGATTGGCTTACACCATTAGAGAAATTTGCTCAGCTTGTTGATTATCATAAGACTTTTCAAACTGTCGCACCTCATGTTTGAATTCGCCGTTATTTTAAAGCATAACCTTTAGAGGGTCAGATATATAATTGATCCTTTAAGGGTTATGCTTTTTTATGCTATATAATTTTTACTGATTTTTTCTCAATTGAAGTTACTTTGTT